CTGATCCACTAGCAGTTGTAGTAGAGTTTATAGCAGAAATTAAACCTGTCAAAGTACTAGCAGAAGCAACTTGTACAGTAGCATCACCAGAACCACCTGTAAGTGTAAGTATATCTCCTGTTATATATTTAGAACCCACAACAGTTGGAGTTGAGTTTATTGATAATATCGATCCAGATGCAGTGCTTACTGTCTTAACCTTAACTGTAGCATCACCAGAACCACCTGTAAGTGTAAGTATATCATCCACCTCATATAGAGATCCCTTAGCTGTAGGAATTACATCTATGTTTGATATATTAAATGTTAAAGTACTGGCAGAAGCAACTTGTACAGTAGCATCACCAGAACCACCTAAAACTGTAAGTGTATTTCCTACAACATACAAAGATCCGGCAGAATAAGGTATTGGATTTATAGAAGATACTGATCCTGCGGAAGATAAATCCCCCTCCCCAGCCATCCATTTTATTGGCTCCGAAGATACTAATTGATAATAGACAGAATCAGGGATTGAAGATGATGCATAAGATCTTAAATATCTATCATAATAAGCATCATTTTTAGTCAAACAAGTCCAATCAATAGCACTTCCACTAGATTGATATGCCATATTAGATGTGTCTAAAACTTCACTTACAATATTATGATTATTATTATATACCCCCCAAGTAGTTTCTATACTATTGGTAAGAAATGAATTTTTCATTTCAAAATAACTGGAATCATAAGTTGAGCCTGTAGCACGACTTAAAAGATAATCACTCTTATAAAAAAATCTTGGAACAACATCTGCACGAATATTTTTTGAAATACTTTCTTCAATGGAATCTTTAAAAGATAAGTCATTAATCAGTGAGTAAATATATATATCCAACCCATTATAAAATTGCTGTCTACTACGTAATTTTGTATTATGACCTAACTTAGTATATGTTACTTTAAAAGTATCTCCCACAGCAAAAGATATATCTGTAGGAAGAATAGTTCCTATACGAGATATTGATGTATCAGATATAATAAATCCTTTTCCAATAGCTATAACAGATCCTGATTGGCTGGATAAACACCAACCATCATACCCAGATCTTTGATTATCAATAATATAAGGGGACACTCCTAGATAAGATTGATTAATTAAATCAATACCCATTTGTGTAGTAGCTACATTAGACGCTTCATTTATTAATTTTAAGTTTGTACGATAATCCTGAAGACCTGAATCATTATTATATGTCTCGTAATCCTGGTTGCTTTGCTTTAATAATTGTGCAAGTACACCAAAATTTTCATATATTTTAGTATTATTACTAGATCCTACGGGTGTAGTCCTAACTTCATCGATATTAAGATCATTATATGTATTATTTATTTCTGTAGAAGCTGAAGATAACTGATCAGCACTCATATAAAGCATCTTATAAATAGAAGTTCCAAGAATATTTACAGGATACCAACGAGGAGACAAATAAGAAAACATATTTGCAACTATTCTATTAACAGATCCTGCAGTATAATCCGACCATTTTAAATATATTGCCATTTTAACCCATTAAGTTTATTGTAGTTGTACCTGCTATACAATATCCATATGCAGGTAGTTGTAAATTACCCAAAGAGTTTTTAATTATAGTACCATCAGAACTTTGAAATGTTGTTAAAGGTAATAATATATCATCAACTCCAGGAACATTAAGTATAATCCTAGTCAAATCTGCTTGCTGAATTTCACTACCAATAACTAATCCAGATAAATATGTTGAAAGTTCAGATGTTACCATAGCCTCTACATCCGAGAAACTAAATCCACTTATAACTTTCATCGAAAATTCTATATTTATCGGAATTTCCTGAGCCCACTTTACTAAAATATTAGCATTTAAAGTATCCGTATTAGTTTTATTGAATAAATTTTGAATATCCTCTACAAGACCATTATAATTATAAATAACAGATACCACACCATAACTACTATCTGTTGATATAATCCAACTTAACTTATCTTGAGCTATAACAGAACCTCTATAGGATCCTGTATCTTTAACAAGACTATAATTTGAGGATGAGATTGATCCAGAAGAACTAGACAACACAGATACAATTCCACTAGTTAGTATAGGTTGTTTAGAAAATACTACATCTTCAAAATCAGTTCCTAATGGGATTATAACTTCAGTATTAGATTTAGTAACTATTCCTTTTACATAAACATCTATGGCTCCCAATTGTTCTCTTCCCGTAATTCCATGAGCTACTATCACAACATCTTCAACAGCCTGCTGAGATGCTACCAATGATTGTATACCATCTTCTGTGCTAACATTAACTCCCAACCATCTTGCTGCTATTCTAGAGCATAACTGATCGTTTGATTCTACATCAATCCCACCTGTTGTAGCACTAGTATTTGTGCATCCATTTATACCATTTATAGAATTTACTAAGGATACTATAGTTCCCGATCCCACATTACCTGTGATACCACCTGTAAGAGCCTCTATAGAAGCAGATATCTCATACCTACCTGTTACTGCATTAAAATAATTAGATGAAAAATCTGCATACATAACCACTGTTTGAATAGTTGAAAATTGTATATTAGAAGAAGTTGTAGATGATAATGTGGCCACCGTAGTATTGACAGGTATAGTAATGTCTGCTGTCGGTATGCTATTCACATAGAATACAACATTCCCTCTAGCAGATCTAGCAGATTTTCGTATAAGACCCATGTTATTTGCAATAACATTCAACCCGGAATCTGAAGCTGTTTCTATAGACTGATCCAATTGTGTTAATTCTACCTCATCATATAGAGACTCTATTTCCTTGGCAGGTGCTGATATTACCACATCAGATAAAAAGGTTCCCTCCGATGTATTTGCAGTAGGATAAAGACTCAAAATATATGACTTCATTGAATTAACAATATTTACAAAAGACTTAATCATTTTATTACCTTGATAATGTTGTGTTAATTTCTGGTTTTTGATTGGATACTGTTCTTATTGTCAAAATTATATCCAATTTTCTAGGTTCTGTTATATTTTGCGTAACATCTAATGATACAATAGACTTTATCTCTTCATTAGTACTTATCTTTACACCCCTAGATTTTTCTTCCTGTTGCATTGTGCTCAAATATGAAATACACCTTACTATTTCTCTGTACACAGCTAAAGTTGTTGTTGTATCTATAACACCCTTCATCAAGGAATAGTCAAATCCATATCCTGTAGATCTCTTATTTTCTGTCAATATTTTTAACACCTGTTGATTAAGGCTGTTTTGATTATATATTGCTGAAAGATTTCCCAAACTATCAAAATTACATTCCCCAATATAACCTAACCCTAGACATTTTGGACAGGTATTTAATGTATATCCAACAGAAGGATCCCCTGCTATATGATCACATGTAACCCTATTTAATATATCCATTATCCAACCTTTATTGTATCACTAGCTTTTGTAATTTTACCTGTAAGTGTTATGGTACTAATATTATTATGAGTATTAGAATCTACAGTAATTTCGCCTGGATTTACTGTCACTGTTACCTCATCGTCTAATCTTGCAGCACCTTTAGTACCATCATTCAATATAATTTGTTGAGCATTAAGTAATAATTGTTTCGTTAAATGCATTACCACATCTTCAGCTAAATTTGCATATACTTTACCATCTTTTGCTATTTTTATGTTCAATAATTCTGTACCACCTCTTTGTATTATTAAATCTAAGCAAAGTGCGGTAACACTGTCAGCTACAACTACCGAGCCTACATGATTTAAAGCCTCTCCATCATCATTTACAACAGTTCCTGCAGCTATATCTATAATAGGGTCCTCAGTACTACCTACAGCATTGTCAGCCTTCTCAGATATTTGTAACCTGTACTCAGTTAAGTAATCACCGGATGTATTTTTTATAAATTGCAAAGACTTAGATCCTAAACTAGTAACCATTCTTTTAATAAGACCCATAAAAGAAATTCCAGCCTCAGAAATATTTTTTATATTAATTGTATCCGTAAAAAATGTTCCTGTAGAAGCTTCTAATTGGATCTTATTCTGATCAGGTGTAAGGGCAACTATATCTCCATTAACTCGCATGTGTAAAGTAGTACCGGCAACCTCAAACAAAGATTCACCTGGCTTTAGTTTTGGTAAGGAGTGTTGCTTTATTACACGACTAGCATGACCTCTATTTATATAACGTAAAATTCTGGCTTGCTCCATAGAATCAAATCCAATAATAACTATAGAACCAACCTCGGGTATAACCCAATCCTTATTATTGGCCTGCGTTAGAATTACATCCTTTCTTACTCCAGGTCTATCAAACCATCGAACATCACAAATTCCTCTCTCAGCATCTACAGTTACAATTTGACCAGTCCTTAAATATTGATTAAGATTCCTCTGTATAATAGGACTTTGCAATTGCCTGGGATATAGTTTTTTACGTCGTATCATGATTTGTTTTTATTCATACCTTACCACTTATATATGTGCCAAAAAGTCCAAAATTCAATATATTATAGCTATAATATTACCCTGGTATCTGTTTGTAATAGCTAACCCACAGATGAGATCCTTTATATATTATCTTATATGCTTCATAGTATGAGTCTCCACCTGCTGGCGGTAATGAGTGAGTGTATTCAGCAGTAACTCCCTCTGGTGTAATACCTAAAACTTTAAAATTATTGGTATTTAGTGTATACTCTATTGAAAATGCCCCAGTATTATCACTTGCAACAGCCGCATAAGTTAACTCCACTGCAAAAGCTGGATAAGATTGCATTGCGAGTGTAGATTTATTAATTCTTATAAAACTATCTGATATAGGTACGTCATAATTTGACATAGTTACCCAAATATAGTCACCCCCATCGCATGCACCCAATACGTATAGAGGTCCAGAAAATACAATTGTATCAATAACGCTACCATCAATAGTGATCTTATACATATCATAAAAATCACACCACATGTGTGTACCATCATAAATAAAATCATAAAGATCGAAAGTACCTGGAAAATCCAAGAACCATGTAAATACTCCTGAAGGACTTACTTTATATATTACACCATAACCCTTAGTTGTATCCCCACCTGCAAACCAGCAATCGGTACCATCGCACCCTAGAGATCCATACTGAAGATTGTAATTCAAGTTAGCGGGTATATTAGCTGTATATATCGATGGTACACCCGCAAATGTAATTTTACCAAATGCAAGGTCAAAATCTACAGAATTATCATACCCTACAAACCATATTTCATTATTTCCTATGGCCATTGACAGAATACTATATATCCCAGTAGCCCATGTTGCTATTATATCACCATTTACATCTACTTTACGTATACTACCACCATAGCTAAAATATCCATATGTACCATCTGATACCACACATCTACCTTCGCTAGCTATAAGTGTATTCCAAGTTTCCTGAGGATCATAGGATTCTTCAGTTACATGTGGTATAACTGAGAATGAAGCTTTATTATCTGTAGAAATTTTACCTAATATTTTAATTTTAGGCCTTCCAATAGACTTAATATCTATTATTTTTTTTAATTTAGGTATTTTAATAGATTTAATATCTACTATTTTTTTTATCAAAAGTTTTTCTAAACCTATATTAGGATTCTGTACATTATGATATTCAAAAGGTTTTTCAGGTATTAGCCTTACTGGATCTATAGGCAAATACTCTTTTCTATATGAATCTGAGGATCCTATAGAATCTTTTTCAAAAAACATTATCCCAGGGCAAGTTGTTGAAGATTCATCATCATGGTAAATTATATCAGTTATAGTAGGTATATCTTTTTTCAAGAATGCCAGCACCTGTTGCAAGGAATTAAGCTGAAAACTTGATGGTTTTATAATATCAAAGTTACCTACTAAAGCTATATGTACATAATGTAGATTGGAGTAATAGGTGTCTCCTGCATCCGACAAATGATGCCTCGTAAATCTTTTAGCCAATGTATTTATACTAACATTTTCGGAATAATTATTAGAATTGCTTCCAAACATCCATCGAGCAGTAAGATCGATCTTACCATCATAATTTATCAGAATATCATAAGGAGCTCCAAATTGTTGATTCTTTATAAATATATTATTGACCTCTTTACCAACTATACCTGATTGAGTATTAGTGTGATGTAACATGATCTTAGTAATATCAGTATTTAATCTTACAGAGATCATTATTATTTTTGCTCAAATTTTGTATGTTTATTACTGCTATCTGAGATATCACTTCTATCACTCCCATTGACAGTATTCATACTACCCATAAAATTAGTTTTATCTAAAGTATCTTTTGCAGTGAATGTAGATGATTTGAGTCCAACTTTAGACAGTGGATCTGTACTTTTATCACTTTTAGATGTATCATTTAAAGAACTCTTTTTAGATTTTTCTGTATTTTTAGAAGCACTTTTATGGTTTATAGAAGATCCCATTAGATCGCTGGCTGAAATATACAAAATCTCTGGAACAGTTTCCCATGGCTTTCTTCCGTAAGACAAATGCAGAGTTGTCTCAAACCTGCTGCCAAAAGTAAAAGAATGATCCACACTCTCTACGTAGTATATCATATTACGTATAGGAACATAGATGGGATATCCTGGAGATATTTCAGGCCTACCAACTATTGTGAGTTGTCCTGTATTATTTTCTGCTAACATTTTCTTAAATAGATTCTTTGCATACATCTGTAAAACTTGATGATTTTTTGAAAACATATCATTATTTACTTTACCACTATTATCTATAAATGTTCCTTTGGTATTAATTAATGGATTACTATATGTAAAAATTCTTTGCCCATATTGAAGTATAATATTTTCATCTCGTACTGTTGCAGTATAAGGAACTAACTCATTTATTTCTCCATCAGAGAATTCCCAGTCAGGTTCAGTATTAACAGTAATAGAACTATATATTTTAGAATCATCTTCTATAAATCCATAGCTAACAATATCCTCTGTTCTAACTATATATATTTCTGGATTCTCGGCAGTAAGAATATGTGTGTTGTTAAATCTAGGTGGACAAAACCAAACCTCCCCATTTCTATCGGCATAGAAGGTAAATGCAGAATCTTCAGCAACTTTATAAGCAATATCTCTTTTTACCTGAAAATCATTCTGAAAAAGTCTATAGTTACCATCTTTAAAGGCCATTTCATATGATCTAAACCCTTCTATTTTTGAACTATGTATAAAAGGATCAATAATATGAACTTTAGAGGGTGTAAAAAGATCTCCCAGTATACTTTTAAAAGAGGCTAGTGAGTAATTTTTATTACTATTCCGCATCTTTTTTAGCCTAGAAGCCTCATCTTTATCATCAATTCTTTTAATAATCTTATTACCTTGATTATCTACCGATATTTCAATATCATATTGTGTTTTTTTATTTCCATCTGTATCAGGTGCAATCTCCCAATATCCCGTACCTTTTATATTTATATTTCTTCCAGCAGATTTAAAATTACCTCCCACTGTAAAATATTTTATAATCTCGGGTGGTGTTAAACTTCTAAGTATGTCTGTATACAGAGTTATGTCATCTTCAGCAGATCTATCAGGAGCTACATCCTTGTTAGACGACAACGATGGATTAACATTAACCACAGATAATCGCATCATCTTAGTTACATCTTCACCCTGTATCTCGATAGTATTATTATTTTCAGAATACCCCTGTTGAACTGTATTAATAAATCCAGTAAAAACTCTCATAAGCTTCCTACCATCATTACTATTCAAAGTAGACTCCGATTCTTCATTTTCAAATCTTTTAGATAAAAATATTACAATTCTATCCATTGGAGATATCCGGCATCTACCTCTTAGAAATAGTTTAGTATCCTCACCCTGCTCCTCTTTGTCTCTATATTTTGTAATAAAATCTTCATTTTTATGTTTAATTACTGTAAACTTTTGCATCTCTCCAGATGAATTTTTAGTCTTTAAAACTCTGAAAGATAGAATATTACCATTACTTACACCTATAAATGGATCTGTAGTACCTGTAGGCATTATCCATATAACTCCACCTTCACTATTAAAAGCCCAACGTTCTACTATAATCTGATTTATATCTCTACGATAATATACAGGATATATGCCATTCTTATCTTTTAAAGAAATATGATCAAAACTCAACCAGTCATCATAATTTTTAAATTCATAGTAGTTTGCCCCGCTAAAGTTAGCATTAGCAACACCTTTTAAAACACTTTTTGTTTTACCTTCACTGTAACCATATAGATTCTCTATTTCTACTACAGGATCTTCTTGAGCAAGATACTTGTTAGCAGTATCTGAGATAGTTAGACTAAATGTTCCAGGACTGTTATTTACAGTCAAATTAACTGAAACAGACATTATTTCTGGCTTAGATCCTATATTAGAGAACATCATAGTCTCAGATTCTTTTATCTGATTATCTTGAAATCCTGGAACAATTAAAACCATACAATCAGGATAAAAATGCTTTGTATTCATATAATTAAATTATTATTTACTGCTAGAGTTGTAGATAATTCTTCTTGAACCTTAAATGTAAATGAGAAATCTACTATATAAGGATTTTCAGAACTGGCTATGGGACCAGTAAAATCGGTAAAGTATCCTATGAAATATTTATCATAATAGTTCATCCCTAACAAAATTGTATCTTTTTGATTCTTAACTCTATGATCACTGTCATATAAGGCTTTCAATTGATTTAATCTCTGCCAAGCTATAGATGTAGTAACATCATCTTCTTTACCTAGAATAGTACCATGCGTAAACTTGTGCAAGCCACCCGACTTTCCTTCAACCCTTACTTCTGTTAAGGCATCTCCCCAATGTTGTATCTCCCACCCACCTCTAGTTCTTATTTCTGTTTGTAACTTCCTATACGTAGGAGTTATATGCTGAGGATCTAGATAGAATTCAAATACATTTGGAACTGCTGCATTATCTTCTTCGTTAGTTTTTTCTTCCGTACCTTTTATATAATATTTTTTACTATCCATTTTTATATAGAGGCCATATTTATTTGGACCATGCACAGTTTTGTCCATATACTGAAATGTGGATCCACTATACTCAGGTATGCTACTTGGATATATTCTGACTTTACCCTCTATCCATGATTTATCAGAATAGATAATATCATTTTCTGAGATATCCTCGAGATACCACGAAGAAGCTAATTTCTCAAACCCAACTTTTTCATTGTTTCCACTTCTCTTTAATCTATATATTCTAAAAGGAATTTTACCCATTTAATGCTCCCATTATTCCAAAACTAAGATTAGAATTTTTTTTAGGTGTTAATAATACACCCCAATTTTGAAAGGATTGTCTAGGTAAAGTATCTATATCATCTCTTTGCATAACTAATTGTAACTGAGTATCATCATCATCGATAAACAATGTTGTACCCAAAGGCTTACAATATTCACTTTTATTTATATTCATTTTTAAAACAATTTCATAATTAAAGTATTGATATATATTAAATTTTTTCAATAGCATAATAGAAGGTTGTGCATCAAAAGGTCTGTTTAATTTTTCTCCCCTACTCACAATACCCATATTAATATCATTCTGATCCAATGTCTTTAACACATCTAAAACATTATCTTGAAGCTCAATTATATTTCCTCTAATATCCTGTAAAACTCCTATAGATATAAGCTTATAAGGAGATTCTGTTTCATAGGCCCCAATACCATCTCCATTAGGAGAATGACAATTCCAGATAGTATTATCTAGATCAAAGATAATAGTATCATAAGGCTCAAGAATGGTATTTTCTAATGTATTATTTGAATATTCTGTCATAACCTTTTTGAGTAAGAACTATATTGTGATCATCATCTACATCTAGATATTTATTTACTAACATAAAGTTATAGGCTTTGACAATCTTCATTCTTACTTCACCCCTATTTGCTTGCATTTTAGCTACATCATTACCGAATGTATTTTTTAATGATTCATTAGTAACATAATCTATAAAATCTTTGCTATGTTTAAATATTTTATCATATTTATAAATAGTCTTGGCTATCATTTCAGGTAATTCTTCTAGTATAGATAGTTGATCATATTCTTTATCTTCAGGTGTAGCATTTTCATCTAAAGTATTTTCTTCGGGAACTTTTTTCTCTGTATTAGTCTCTGCTATAGAATCATCTCCTACCATATAAAAATATTGTCCCCCACCTAATAGAGATTTTGTAGAAAAAAAGAACCACCAGGGTCCTACCTCAGTTTGAATAGCAAAACAACCTGCATACTTATTACTAAAATCCACTACTTTATATGGCCTATTAGCTTGTATTCTTAACTTACCGTTCTTGTCACGAAGATCTTCTTTAGTAAAAACGGTATCCCCAACTTTTAACTTACCCCCCTCCACGAAGTCTACAGTTAAATTAATATCTGCCTTTTTTATAAAGGCTGTTCTCCAATTATTCATATTTACCTTGTATTATTATAGGTTTGAACAGATGTTGATGAGTTAAATACAAAATCAATCACAGCTCTATTATTTTCCACACTCTGTTTTCTTACATTACCATCATCTGTATGTATGTATAAATCTATAGTTGAGCTATTTCCCCCATTTCCAACAACTCCCCCACTAAGGATTTTCTGTGTAGCAGCTTCTTTTCCTCCAGCATCTTTAACAAACTGATTTGCTTTATCAGATGCTGTATTAATTTGAGATTGCATAAATTTATTAGATTCCTTAATAGAACCTGCTCCCTGTAAAGCTGCTCTACGTTGCCCAACAGCTTCGGGTGTATTTAACATACTTATCTGTAAAAAGTCTTTGGGAGATACCTTAGCTACATTTCCCATCATTTCATCCATTCGACTAGCTTCGATATCATTGACTGTCTCAGCTGCTTCTGCAGCTACAAAGGGTATAGATAGATATGGTAAAAATTTACCAAAAGACTTAGCTTTACTAAAAAGTCCCCCAGTTTTACTAATTTTACCTCCACTATTAAAACCATTCATTGCAAAAGCAAGATCTGCTTCTTCAGACATAGTTGAGGAAGCAATTGAAGACCTTCCACCCCCTCCAAAAAGACCCCCTAAGAATTTTCCACTGGGTGCTCCCTTACCCCGTAACATTCTCCACATAGCAAATAATTGAGCTGCATCAACAGCCATTCCAATACCTGTACCTACAGTTTCAAGTGCAGTGGGAGCTATATCTCTAACTGAATCTGGTAATCTATTTTGTAATTTTTGTTTTGATTGTTCAAACCAATCTTTTAAGGTCCTATTACCCTTTATAACTCCTTTTAAAGATTCTTCATATTCAGTAAATAAAGTAGGGTCTTTACTGAGAGACTCTTGCCAATCTCTCAATGATTTATTTACATCACCCTGTATTTTTCTATACTCCTCTTCTGATACTTTAGACATGGCTAACATCTTTTCTCTAGCTTCTTGTCCAGTACCTATGTTCATAAACTTGCCAAAAGTATTCACCAATGCCATACTTCTAGGATCATCCCCCATTCCCGGTAATTTCCTAGAAACATCAAACATTAACTTTATAATATCCTCAGGTTTTCTAGCATCAATTCCTTGAGTACTTACACCTGCCATATGTGCTGCACCTAAAAGTTGTTCCTTACCTGCAACAGAAGTAGATGTTGAAATGGCCCCACCAATTATACTTCCCGCATTAGTAGCCCCAAATTGAGCTCCTTTCATACCCAAGGCTCCTACCATACCCATTGCCTTAGCATAGGCCTGCTCCTCATTTGCAACTCCAGGAGTGCCTATCAAGCTACTAGCAATATCATTTATATTACTAAGACTTTGCCCCATGTTACCAACATTACCAGAAAAACTTAATAATCCTGTATTTTTATGGACGGCATTTGCTAGAGATCTTTGTATAGTAAATTGTTTATTTGTATTACTTACTCCACCGAATCCACCATGCCTTCCCTGAAAACCTAATATAGAAGATGCTAAATCAGTACCTCCACCAACTTGATACATACCTGCAAGAGTGGCCAATGATTCCATATTTTTAGTATCTATATTATTTCCAGTCATCTGACCAAATAACTGCTTATAAGCCTGCATAGTCTGTTCTGCAGTAGCTGCATTAGTATTACCTATAACATTTCCTCTGAATACACCCATATATTTTGCACTACCTAAAGCAGTTGTAGCACCTCCAGGTAAATTGCTCAAGTTGCTAAAATGCCCCATCTGTAAAGCAGTTTCTCTCAGCTGATTATTCAAGTTAGCAACAGATTGAGTAATACCACCAATAGCAATACCTACACGAGCATATTGTGTTGAGGTATTAACTACCTTCTCCATATTAGATATTTGTTCTTTAGTTAGATCATTAGCCTCTCGAATAGCTTTTATATAATGATTTCTTATTTGATTAGATAAACCTATAAATACTGTGCCAGACATTATAGGATTTCTAGATATACTACCTAAACTATTGCTAAATTCTTGTAAAAGCGTAGTTGCACCAAGTAACTTAGTTGATGCATCTCCAACAGTCTGCTCAGCCTGCAATATATTTTTGTCTTCAGCCATATTATAATATTACATCCAAATCTTTTGGTAGTTCAGAATCTGCTTCTACCATAGCTTTTCGTTGCCTATTAAAAGCCACATTATCATGCTTAGCTACCTTGTGTTTTTCTACATCAGACCACAATTTAGGGTTTATCCATGGAATGATGCTATCTCTAACAGCTTCTATAAGATCTATATTTTCTTCCTTATCTATAATAGTACTATAAAGAATCCACATCTTTTGTTCATCTATCATGTATTTAATAGGTGTCTTTGAAGCATGATTATAAATAATCCAATTACTTCTCGAGACATTTTTTCTACAAAAAGTTTCTACATTATCTTTTATATAGTCAGACCATTCTTCTAAAGCACTCTTAAAACTATCCCATAACTTAGAAATTAAATAAATAGATAAATTTTTAATTATATTAGTATTTTCACAGCCAAAACTTTTCTCTAATATATTTATAGGCATGGTGTTACATAAACCAATCAATGTAACTGGAAACTGTAATTTATTAAGATTTATATTTGATGAATCTTGAAAAGGACACAATAATATTTTAGGAGGTATCCCGTCTATAAAAGCTTTTTCAAGATCTAGTTGGGTAAATTTAAACCGCTTTGGGGCAGGACTCTCTATGTTTCTTAAATTCCTCAAGACTACCCAGCTCCTTCCCACATTTACAATTATAATCGGAGAACTCGAATGAGCCATCAGGCTCACTGACCTTTGTTTCAGAGTTAGTTTCTGAAGCTTTTGTAGCAAGATTTGATGATTCTTCCTTTTCATTTTCTTCAAAATTAAAGTCTTGCAGGGATATTTTATCTTTACAATTTGGACATATAATTTCTGCAAGACTATATTTTAAAACAAAAGAATCTTCTGGAAAGTTTTTTTCTGAAAAAACTTGACCACAATAACCACAAGATAAATTATTATTAAGAACTCTGACTTGTTTTAACTGCAAGCCTGAATATACAAACTGCAATCTCTCTATAACAATATTTTCTAGATTTTGAATCCAGCCCCTCAGATATTGTAATTCAGAAAGATTTGTTTTATGCTGATCATTATATTTTTTAAGTTCTTCAAGAGAAATAAGAGATCTACCATCTATAGACCAAATAGATCTTATTAGTGTTTCATGAACTGTAGATATATCTCTTGCATTTTCTGGAATCTCATCACAATATTTAGCAATATCTAAAACTTCTCCTGCATTACATATACGCATACCAAAAATTTTATTTTTCCATTTAGTTCCAACCCAATCATGAAAGGGTTTTATTTCATAAATACTACTATCTTTTGTTATTTGACCCAGCTCCTCCAGCGAAGTCAATATATCATTGACAGGCTCCATCATATAACCTCCATTATATTATCCAATAACAATGAATTCCACTTGCAGAGAAACATTCTCTGTAACTGTTATCTGACCCTCACGAATATTTTTACCTAGAGAATCCACCCAGCAATTGTGATATTCGGTCTTTTTAATTTCACCATTAGGACCTTGAAGAATCTCTGTTATATTGATCGGAGTTGTAGCTTTGGATACCTCATCAGCATTACTAATACCTAGGGCTTCTAATAGACTATTTTCATAAGTTTCTAATCTATCAATAGTTATTCTATATTCACTACGGCCAGGAACTATCTCAAAGGTATCTTTGTCACTAGCATTTCTATTTATCTCAAAAATGCGTTCCAAACGTCTACTCATTGTAGCATTAAACCCTTGTAGAGTTCCAATAGCCTTACCATTGTTATTTTTTACGGTATAGGCGTAAGAAACAACTGTTTTTCTATTAGGAATACTTGCCATGTTATTTTCCTTTATAATTTTAATTTATAAATACTATATTATCAATCATTATATTACCCAACATAAGTTGACACAGTAACTTGGATAAATTTTAATGGGTATAATGGCATATAACTACACGTAAGGTCCACCTGTCTTGGTTCTATAGAATTCTGAACCGCTGATATAGCAACCTCACCTGTTATAGGATTATCAACTTGGCCATATCTATTTATTTCCCTAGCATTAATTAGAGATTGTAAAATACTACCACCAGTTGCAATTACATCAAGTATTGTTGTAGATGTTATTACAACGCCTTTACCTTTAAATGCATTATCTAAACCATCTTTTAAAGTTCGTTTTACTAATCTACGAACTGATTCCACAGACTCTTCCTCAGTATCTGCTGACGTTGAGTCGGTAGTGATACAGTCTCTAATAGTTATGACACCTGAACGACTTTCTAATACGAGAGCACCTGCAGCTCCCAATTGATTCATCTCATATTCATTCCACTTTTCATCTTCAATAATTATACCTGTAACAACCATTCCAGTTAAAGGTGTTGATCGTAAAGATTGAGATCCTTTAAGACCTGCAACAGCAATAGCTGCATAATTACCATCAAGTTCCATATATGCATTGTTAGCGTCTTTTCTACGCACACGACTAGGAACAACATATATTCTTCGTCTATCATTTATAGCATTAGCTCGATAACAATATGTTCCAGAAGCTGTAGTATCACCTATAGTATCAAACCCATCTGATGCACTATAGGGTGAAGGAGATCCATCCATAAGTCCACGACCTCTATTAGCATTGTCCATAGTTAATACATGCGTATAGGCATATGTTATAATAGATTGCTGACTTGCAGCAGTAACACTTCCAGAAGGAAATACACATACAACAGATTCAATATTTTTCTTTTTCTTCAACGTATCAATTGCAGTCTTATATGCAGCTTCTGAATAAGTAGATCCAGAAGACTGAACCAACATAACTGCAGGACTTCCATTCTCAATTGCAATTGACCCAGCAATTGCAAGTATACCATTTGTGGTATTTTCAGAACCATACTTTGCTAGAATAGAAGTTTTGTCACTCATAATAGCAGGATCAAATTGAGTTGTAGGAACATCATAATTATATGTTACATAGTATGTTGATCCTGTTGCAGGAATATCTGCAGGAACTGTACCTTGTGTCCAGCTCATAATACCTGTAGTTCCTGTAGAACCTGATGCAGCTACATTATTTGCATATAAAGCACCATTAATTACTATATCAATTGCAGCGGCAGATCCTGAAGCAATTCCTGGAGTATTAGCTATTTGTGTTGTAACAACTGATGTAGCAGGATATGCAGATAGATTATCTGTAGCCCCAACACCTCGCGTAATAGCCTCATCAATGACATATCTTTTCATCGGACCTATTCCGACAATTGCCGGAATCATATTATCACCAGCAATATTAATTATTCTTGGATTGTCTACTGTGTTTACAGTAGTTCCAGGTTGTCTATAACTAGGCATTATGTATCTCCTTAAATTTAATTTGTCTACTATCTATGATATATATGTGTTTTTTAATAAAAAAATCAACTAGTCAGTATCATAAAATGCTGTTGGTATTGCCGTTGTATCCTTCAAATAATTAGCATTAAACTGTTGTGACCATTCTGTCATTACAGTAAGTGATATCGGTACAGTAAAAATAAGGTCTTTTTCACCTCTTCTACGATTTTCTACAGCTCCTATTCGAATATCCTTAATATTTATACCTGCAACAGATAGTGTTCCTGAAGAGTTTGAATAAGAGATAGTAGGTAACTCCATACCATCAATAGCATCAGATTCTCTGCTTATAACAGCATGTTTACCTAAAGATAAATATTGAATTATAAGTTCAGACAAATCATAAGCTTGTGCAGTTTGATTCTTTGACATGCATCTAAAGACCATATTACACTCATATAAGCCACCAAATGTTAGACTACTTGGAAATCTTACAAATCCTACAACACTTCCTGTGGATTGGATACTACCCGTACCAGAAATATATTTTGTAGTCCTGGTAGTATCTATTCCAATATAATAATCACTACCCGAAGCTACTTGAAGTTCAATCCAATAATCTTGTTGATCTAACGTAATTGTTGGAAATAATTCAGTTTCCATATCTTGAAATGTTATTTCAGTTATACCTGATAAAGACCCTGAAGCAACTAATATAGGTGTTGTAAGATAATCTTTATATAAATTAACTGTAATGTCATCTCCACCCCCACCTGTCTGTGACCAAGCTCCTTTTAAAGATATGTTTCCTAAAGTTTTAGTTAGTAAATTATCAGTCAATGAAAATGCTACTGGAGCATTTGATGATAAAATAACCATTGAAAGATTTCTATTACCTATAATCTCCACACTATCAGCTCCTGTAGTTAAAAAGTCATTAAATCCAAAAGGAGTTATAGATCCTCCATTACTTCCTAACGTTATTACAGGATATTTCTCATTCTCATTATAAAATTGTTCAAATACTAATTGCTCACTTCCACTTGAGAATTGTACAATCTCTACTCCCAGATTAACCCATTGAGAGTTATAACGAAAAACTCTGCGGAGATAATTTGTTAAATTACTTATGAGATATTTGTTTAAATGATAATGCATTTTTTATTGCCTCTATTTCAAATGATTTAAACCACATTAGGTCTTTCATATTTGGAAATTGCACTCCCCAAGCATCATTACCTTTATCTAATCTCCTGACTATTCCAATTGATCTATTCTGCTGCAATTTTTTTAATACATATTCTAATGAAAACGTAGGTGTTACTTCATAGTGAAATTTTGTTATTCCAGGACTCAAAGTAACTCGAGATCCCAATTCAATGTCAGGATTTGGTTTCATTAATTTCTATGCCGCAAATTGAATGTAAGTGTATTTTGTAATTTTTCTACAGTCCATATACCATCTATTACAAGATAGAGAAGATATTTGTAAGGTTTTAAAATATGTACATAATTTTTTATACTACTATCTAACTTTTTCATACTGTTGTTATAGATATATTATATCTTGGGTCCGTTTTTTCTATATACCTTAATTTAAATCTCTGCGTAATAAGAGACCCCTGGATATATGAATCTCTTTTATCTACAACTTCATAACGTTCTTCTTCACCACTGAAAGTTTGATCACCAAATGCCACAAAAATATCATAATTATAAATTTTAGGCTCCCAAATTATCCAGCAATCTGCCTGTTCCATCTCAACTCGGCCCTCCTCATTGACTATGAGCTCATTTTGAGATAATGGGTACCTGAGTAATACTTGATTAACTCCTCTAAATCCATCAAAGGTAGTGTCAAGATATTGCTTCCACCCATATAAAGAGTCATTAGTACCTTCACCAGACTTCACTCTTTCAACGTTAATTCCAGGTTCTAGAGTAGTATAATAATACTGGATAATAGACCCAGAAGCATTGAAGCCTGTATTAAATACTAACTCCACTCTTGCAGGAGACAGATCCACACGCTTGACAACTGCAAACTCATTATCATTTACAAGGTCATCAATATCAATAACCCGAGTAGCTTCTACAGAATTTATTAGAACAGATATAGAACCTTTTCCATCATTAGTATATGGCCTTATATCCGGATGATTGGATCCTGAGGACCAGATAGAAGCTCTATATCTTGGAATTGTCTCAACATAAGATGTCACTGTGTATGGACTTGTAGCATTACCTGCAACTGATCCCGATCCCAAAGTTTGTAATAAATATACTTTAAGCGGAGATATCCTAGATTGGATAACCATAGATTCTCTTATATAGTTTATAATTTCTGTCTCACAACAACCAAGCATTCCATCATAGTCATTGATACTTGGATAATTAGGATCAGACATATTTTATTTTCCTTGTATTATTCCAACTAATTATTTTAAAACTTCATTTTCTGTAAAAAGTGTATAATCAAAAAACTCAGACCATTTGTTATATAAATGATCGTCTATCTGACTCATAAAAGTATCAAACTCAGAAAGCTTTGCTATCACTTGGCATCCTGCAGACCACTTATCTACTACAGTACTATCAACTCCCGCATGGTGTATATTAATCCCATCATGCTCAGAATCTTGTGGTGTGGTTTGATCATATTCGCCATCTTTATCATTATCACGCCACACTCTTAATTTTCCACACTGTACTAATGCACGATATTGACCTTTATGTAATCCTATTTTATGGCTGCACAAGTATTGTCCAGGAATCAAAATTGCAGTTCCTTTAATATTTATAGGATTATTTAAATAAAAAAGTCCTGGATCAGTTGTTGCATTACACAATAAAGCCTCCCGAACACCTCCATTATTCATTCTGAGTATACCAATTATGTCATCAAACTTATTAATAGCTCCTAAATCAGCCCTGATACCGAAGATATTTGCCTGGTATATCCCATAGGTAAGTTTATATTTTTTATCATTATAAGCTTTTAATAAATTGTCGGTTGTAATATCTGCCCAGTTCAATTTATTTCTCCAATATGGGATCTAAAATATTTAACATGGCGGGTGTTATTCCAGATTCAGGAAGCAAATCTAGTTTAACTTTAGATAAGACAATTTCCACGTCTTCCTTTAAAATATCTTCAACCTCTTTCAACTGTAACCTACGCTTCTCTAATGTATCTTTATGAGTTTCACCCAGCTTTTTAAATTCTTCATTGAATTTTACCAACCCATCTCCAGATAATTTATAAGAATTATTTTCAATAATGGGTTGATTATCCTTATCTTTTTCAGCATAAGTTTTAGCTAATGTAGCTCTTTCTTCATCATATTTTTTAAACATATCATCGGGATTCCCAACCTTTTTGATAATTTCTACTAAAGAATCTAGTACAGATAGGTTAGTTAATATTATATAACTAAATTTAGTTTTAACTAACATTTTTCCTGTGTTGATCTCATTTTCTAAATACTTAAGAATATTCCAAAGTTCTACAGCCTGGCTCTTAAACATGACTCTCTCCTTTAATTTATAATTAATTAATTATAACTTCACTATACCTACCTTATACAACGTCCCACCAACATCTAGTTGTATATACTGTGTTGTATCTAATGAAACTGTGGCAGCCACACGAACACCAAATTTCCAAAATGCAGCAGTACCTCCACTGGGAGCCCCTGTCTTCAAACCACCAGTAACCAAGCACTGAGCTGCGGTTATATAAAATCCATAACCAGCAGCGTTGGTCTGAGTACCAGCATACAAAGCATTGCCATTATTAGCTGCTGCATAAATAACATCACCTGCAGTAGTACCACCAGGACCAACAGTAAGTGTGCCCACAACTGTCACCTTACCACTAAAGTAGCCAGCATGAACTGCGCCCCCTGTATAAGCAGTACCAGCTATTGCATATAATGCATAACTTGTTGATCCTGTGTTTGTAGCATTACCCCCTTGTGCATAAATACCGTAAGAAATAGCAGTACCTACATCTACATTTTGTGCAAGTCCGCCAAGAAAATATCCAGCATAAGAGTACTGAGTTCCTACGGAGCAGTAATTAACTCCTCCAGTTACTTTCAACGCATAAGAACTTGTGTCTGTTGTGTTATTAGTATTAGTGATATTAAACACACCAGTTGCCCCATCCACATCTTGCGAGATGGTCATTGTAGCAGCTGTTGAAGTCAAAGGGCTATTTGCCAATCCCGTAGCATCAGAAACATGGTAAGGTACATAGCTATTAGTAAGACCACTAAGTTTAGCTGTTACAAATACAGGACTATCAGCTGTAGTTAACCCAGATACAACAGACTGATTTAATGTTTGCCAACTTTTATCACCTCTCCAATACTGAGATACAGATCCTGTAGATATTACTGGTTCATACACTCCAGTATGTAAATGATCACCATAAGCAGCGGTTGCATGGTCTGTTCCAAATCCTGGAAAAGTAGTTAAACCATTCC